GGTGAGAGTTTAGTAAAGATTTGTAGCGATGCGAAGATGCCGAAGAAGACTGCGGTGTACGAGTGGTTGCTACGCCACAAAGAATTTGCGGAGATATATGCGCGCGCGAGGGAAGACCAAGCTGACACATTGGCTGACGAGATACACGCAATCAGTGATGAGCTACCACAACAGATCGTTGATGACAAAGGTAAGACTCGTTATGACAGCGCTTACGTTCAATGGCAAAAGAATAGAGTGGACGCTCGTAAGTGGGTGGCCGCGAAGCTCAAACCTAAAAAGTATTCAGACAGGATCGCTCACGTTGGTGACAACGAATCAGACGCGATCAACATCAATGTCAACATCTTTGACGAAATGATTAAGAACCTCGAGCTAAAGAGACAGGCCAAATGACCGACCTTATAAACAGCTTTTACATATTGGGTGGATTAATCCTTGCAGGGTTTATTTACTTTATTGTTGCGGATCACTTTGATAAATGAGTTTTGAGAAAAGAAAAGCAGACGGCTTCATGACAAAGCAAATGCATAAAGACATTACGACATATCAAACAGGATACATCGACATGCCTAAAGACTCATACACACTTGATGAGCTTAAAGACATTGTGAAGAGTGTAGAGAAGTCAAACGAAAAGATTAAAGCTATTGTGCTACCTGAATACGAACTGAATAAATCGACGGGTGCTGTGCAACGAGTCAACAATGACTGATGTAGTTGAGCTACTTAAAGACAAAGAAGTAGAAGCGCAGTTTAAATCATTACCCATTGCTAAACAGATAGCGATAGCGTGGCGCATGAAGTGGTTAACGCAAGCGCATGATCACCAAATACTTCCACACGGTGATTGGGCAATATGGTTATTATTAGGTGGTCGAGGCGCGGGGAAGACTAGAACGTCTGCTGAGCAGATAGGATGGTGGGCTTGGGAACAGCCTAACACACGATGGTTAGTAGCCGCGCCGACAGCCATGGATGTACGCGGTACATGTATTGAAGGTGAGTCAGGGTTGCTTAACGTGATACCTGAGATCCTTATTGCAGACTATAACAAGTCATTGCTCGAGATCAAAATGACAAACGGGTCATTGATCAAAGGCATATCAGCATCAGAACCTGATCGCTTCCGTGGTGGACAGTATCACGGAGCATGGCTAGATGAGTTAGGTGCATGGGATTACTTACAAGACGCATGGGACATGATTCAGTTCTCAGTGCGACTAGGTAAAGAGACAAGGATCATTGCATCAACGACACCAAGGCCTAAAGACTTGATCGTTGACTTAGTAGGACGATCTGAAGACGGTAGTGGTGAAGTCGTTATGACAACCGCGTCAACGTACGCGAACATAGACAACTTAGCACCAAGCTTTCAACAACAGATCTTGCAGTACGAAGGAACGACGCTCGGCCGACAAGAGATCTATGCCGAACTGATTGACCCCGAAGAGGGTGGCATTGTTAAAAGAGATATGTTTAAGTTATGGGACGCGAAGAAACCATTCCCTAAGTTTGAATACATCATACAGAGTTACGATTGCGCATACACAGAGAAGACTATCAATGACCCAACAGCGTGCTTAGTCTTCGGTGTATTTAAACCAACGGACGGTCCAATGTCAGTGATGTTGATAGACGCATGGCAAGAACGCATGCAGTATCCTGACCTAAGAAAGAAAGTGCAGGAAGAGTATGAAGTTAGTTATGGTGCGGATAGCGAGTCCGACACAGGAGAGTTTGTCAAAGGTAAGCGAGTTGATCTCATACTTGTCGAAGATAAGGCGAGTGGAATCAGTCTCATACAAGATATGCAACGGGCACATTTACCTGTGCGAGCTTACAATCCTGGTCGAGCCGACAAAGTGCAACGACTTTCCATTGTCGCAAACATTATCGCTCATGGAAGAGTGTGGATTCCCGAATCGTCAGTACGTCGAGGATATGTGCGTGATTGGGCTGAAGGCTTCGTATCACAGATCTGCTCATTTCCTGAAGCTACTCATGACGACTATGTGGACGCGTGTACGCAGGCGCTTCGGTATCTAAGAGACGCAGGCATGTTAGAGATTGACCCGAGACCTTATGACCCGTCAGAGGATTATGCAGACGCTTATGAATACAAAGAGAGAGTCAATCCTTACTCCGTGTAAGAACATATGTGACTTAGACATTAAGAAACAAATATGCAAGACATGCAAACGAACAGAGGACGAGATAGCAAGTTGGTTAGATTACACACCAAGCGAACGCAAAGCTGTAATGAAACGCATCAAGGACAGACATGGGTCTAGCAAAAATAGCAGGTAAGAAGTTAGCTGAGAAAGCGACCGAAGGCGCATTAGCCTCTGTTGCTAAACAAGCTCGAGCTATTGGCAAAAAAGGCGATGTGATACCTCCTCCGTTTGAACGCGCGCCTGCAAAGACAAAAGAAGAGATTGATGCAATTGCAAGACGTGTAGCTCCACAACTTACAGGGGAGTTTGTTAGACTTGATCCAACAAAAAGCGTAAACCCTGCAGGCTTATCAAAAAAACGATTTGATATTGAAAAAGAATTAGAACACGACATTAGACCTGTAAGAGAAGTTGCACCACCTTCAATATTTGATTATGAATCTAATTTAGGCAAAGTACAGCTTGGTGTATTTGGCGATCCAACTATTTCTCAACAAGATATATATTCAATCGCAGGAAGAAAGCTTCCTATTCCTTCAAGACAATATGGAGGACCACGTTATCCAATGTATGAACCTGAAGATGCATGGGCTTCAAACTTTGGCGCTGCGTCAGGGCTTCAATCATCAGCAGAGCGAGCATCAAAACAATATGGTGGCGCAGATGTTGTTGGCTTATATACAAAGATGGGTAAAGACTCATATGGCTTTGCGCAACATCTTTCAGACGCACTTATGAAAAATATCATGATCTCACTGCCTGATATGAGCAAAAAACAAATTGCAGGATTTAATAAGATGGTGCGAAACAATCCTGACGCAAAAGATTTTGCAGGTATTGAAAATCCTGATATTGCACTAGCGCAAATGGAAAAGAATCCTGAAATGAGAAAACAGTTTTCTATGCTTGCAACAACACCAACATACACAAAAGCGTTTGATATGCCTAATGGTCTTGATGTTGTACATGCGGTATTAGAGCCTGATCTTCGTAATTTAGAAAGAGGCATGACAGGATACACAACTATTGAGCTTGATCCTAATGTTACTCATTTGCATGCAACAGACAGAGCTTCCACCACAACATATGACACACGCATACCACGCAAAGAAGGTGCAGAGGTTCAACAGCTTGAAGTATTAGCACCTTATGATTTGCAATATCCTGATCAGCTATTAGCTATTAGCAAAAATCCAAAACAAGCGCCTCAGCCATTTGGCACATTAATGATGAGTGGAGCACGTCAAATTATTGACCCTCAACATATTGATGAAATTGGTTTGTACAGAGATTTTATTAAAAAATATACAGGCAAGAAAAAAGGCGGAAAAGTTCACCCCGACGGATCACCAAGATTAGCTAACGGCGCATCCGCGCGCAAGATGGTAAAGTATATTTTAAAAGATCAAAAGTTTGGCGTAGGTGGCATTGCTAAAAAGATTGCAAAGAATATTGCTAAAGACATTGAGCTTCCTCCCGCAGAGAACTCAGCACGCACACAAATTGTTGGCACATTACCGACATACGAAAAGGCGCGTGACATCTTAGGCAAAGAAGGCATTAAAGGCGCTGACATTATTGACTTCGGCGCAGGCAAAGGTTTAGGTTCAACGTCAATGAAAGCAGATTCATTCGAGCCATATCCACAAGGTTGGTACCCAACGTACACCAAGTCAGAAGACATTCCGTCAGACGCATACAAAGGCTTACTCAATCTTAACGTGCTCAACGTACTTGATCCTGAGATGCGTGCGCATACAGTCAAAGAGATTGGTCGAGTCATGCAACCTGAAGGTGGGACAGGATTAATTACTACACGCGGTCGTGACGTCATGAATACTATAGGCGGAAGAAAAGGTCCTGAGCCCATGTCAGTGATTACTTCACGCGACACATATCAAAAAGGATTCGAACCTAACGAACTCCGTGAATATATTAAATACATACTAGGTAGCGACTTTGAATATGAACCATTAAACCTAGGTCCTGCAGGTGTCAAGGTTAAAAAGAAAGCAGACGGTGGTACGATCACTACACCTGAGATTGAAGTAACGCCTAACGAAAAGCTTGAGACATTAAAAGAAGTTCCGCGTACAGGAAAAATATCAGGCAAGATTGCTGACATATTAAAACCTGCATCACGCTTCCTAGAAAAATACCAAATTATTCCTGAGATTCCTCTCATTGGTGGTGCAGATTTAGCAGACATCACAGGCGTCAAAGGCGTACAAACACTAGCTGAAGACATGAGCTACGGATACAAACCTATTCGCAACTTAGAACGTGGCAAACTACAAACATCTTACTTTGATCCAAGAATGTTAGATGCTGCCGACTTAGCAGGAACGGCAGTGGGTGTTCCAATATTGGCTAAGAATTTAGGCAAGACAGCCTTCAAAGAAGGATTGAGACAAATACAAACAGGTGAAGGCATGCTTGGTCGCAACGTCATTAACCCACGCATGAACATTATCAAAGACCAAGGCGGTATGTTAGTCGGTGGTGAAAAAGCTTTAGATGATGAGCTGATTGCAATGAAGCGCAATGAGAGTGCATATCCTCATGCACAAGCTCATTATGTTGCAGGTGATAAAGATCCAAACGCTGTTGCACTTAATCAATGGGTTGACACAAAGGTAAGAAAATACTTACGCAATCAGGCAGGTACTGAAGCTGACCCAATACTTAAAACAATTGAGTCAGGTGTAGAACACAGATTCCAACCATCTATGGGTGACACCAAATACTATGTAAAAAACAAAAGAGCTTCAGTAGGCAAACCTGAAGAAGGTATTGCCAAAACAGAATTAGGTAAAGAGTATGAATATAAAATTGATTCAATGTTTAACCCCAAAAGATCTGAGGAAATTAAAGATATTGTAAATGATCCAATGGAGTTTGCAGATCCCGCTACAGCAAAAAGAAGAAAAGCATCACTGCTTCGTGTTGAGCATGATTTGCCAATACAAAATGAAGCAGATCTTGATGCGCTATCACTGATTAATCAAATACCTGATAAGCATGTATACACATTAAGTGGTACAAACATTACAGAGCGCTTAGGATTAAACCATGTTGGTGACGTTCTTATGGAAGACTTACAAACAGGAAAACTAAGACCTGAACAACTCAATCAAATGTCTATAGAGAAAGCTATTAGACGCACCGCAGAGTATGACGCAGAAAAAGCTAAAGCAATGGCTAAAGCTAACGCCTCTTCTGTAGAAGGAATGCCAATCCCTAAAGCATACGACGATGGATACAAGTGGGTAGAACTCAAACACGACACAGATCCAAAAAGAACAGAGAAAGCACTGAAGTCAGAAGGTGAAATGATGGGTCATTGCGTTGGTGGTTATTGTCCTAACGTTGAAAGTGGAGAGATTAAGATATTCTCATTGCGAGGTCCTGACGGTAAGTCACATGTCACTATTGAAGCGCGACCACAGTTTAGTATGACCTTGTGGAGAAACGCAAACTTAGATGCTATCAACAGCAATCCTAAGCTTAAACAATATGATTTCAACATGAATTCTTTAGACAATGATCATAAATACGGATACCGAATGACCGAACGTGATTATGTAACAGAAATGACTAAGGAAATGAAAAAGCTTGGCATTAATCCTATTGAACCACCAAGCTACATGGAGCTTCATCAAGTTAAGGGTAAACAAAACAAACGCCCTGACGACAAATACCAAAGTTATATTTCAGACTTTATTAAAAACAATCCTACTAAACATGAGATTGTTGATGTGTTTGAGCTAGACAATACAAACTTAATGGGTGTGCAAAATATTGCTGACAACGGACTTGTGAGTAAAGACATTCACAATCATCCTGATGTAGAAAAAATTGTAAAAAATTACCCTAAAGAAAATTTAATGGCAATGTATAAAAAAGGTAATGTAAGTCGGAGCCCAATGGAAGTGGATGAAGACATTAAATACAATATATTTAAAGACGCCGCTAAAGATTTAGCACGACAAAATAAGAACTATGTTGATAAAGACGACATTCTTAATCATCTAAGAGAAAAATACCTACTACCGAAAAAGAAAAGCGGTGGTTCTATCAACCTAAACCAAGAGTACAAACTAGAAAACATGAGGAGACGTTATGGCTGAGATGCCCATTGACCCTGAATTCGGTCGCAATATACAAGGAATTCCTGACCCTGCAAGCCAAGTAACAGAAACACCTGACGGTGGTGCTGAGATTGACCTCATGCAGTTTGATGACGGTGTAGAAGAACTTGAAGATGGATCAGCTATTGTTAATTTAGAAGAATACAAAGGTCCTTCTGAAGACGAAGACTTTTACTCTAACTTAGCTGAGACAGTTAATCTTTATGATCTTGAGAAGATTAGTATGCGTTACCTTGATCTCATCAAGAAAGATAAAGAAGCTCGCGAGAAAAGAGATAAACAATACGAAGAAGGTATCCGTCGTACAGGTTTAGGTGATGACGCACCAGGCGGTGCGATGTTCTTTGGTGCTTCCAAAGTAGTTCACCCTGTTATGGCTGAAGCATGCGTAGACTTTGCGGCGTCCGCTATCAAAGAGTTGTTTCCACCTGATGGTCCAACAAGAACAAAAATCTTAGGTGAATCTACACCTGAGAAACAAGACATAGCAGAACGCAAACGCGACTACATGAATTGGCAGTTGACAGAGCAAATTGAAGAGTTCAAAGATGAAACAGAACAATTGCTCACACAATTACCATTAGGTGGTTCACAGTTTATGAAGATGTGGTACGACGAAAAGAAAAAACGTCCGTGCGCAGAATTTGTTCCTATTGACAACATCCTATTACCATTCGCGTCAGCAAACTTCTATACCGCTCAACGCGTGACAGAAGTACAAGACATTACAGAGTGGGAACTTAAACAACGTATGGATCGTGGCTTATATCGTGATATATCATTTATCCGTGCAACGATGGAACCTACAGAAACACATTCCGAAAAAGCATCTAATAAAATTGAAGGTCGTAAGTATCAAGACAGTGAAGATGGTTTGCGCCGTGTCTATCATATCTATACATACCTAGACTTAGAAGAAGATAAGAGAACTAAAGGTGAAACAGCTCCTTACGTTCTTATGATTGACGAGTTAGATAACGAAGTATTAGGTCTATACAGAAATTGGGAGGAAGGCGATGAAACGTTTACTAAATTGGATTGGCTTATCGAGTTCAAGTTCATCCCTTGGAGAGGTGCTTATGCAATCGGCTTGCCTCATCTTATTGGCGGTCTTAGTGCTGCTCTCACAGGCGCTCTCCGTGCTTTATTGGACACTGCTCATATTAATAACTCCGCTACCATGCTTAAACTCAAGGGTGCGAAAATTAGCGGACAGTCTCAACAAATCGAAGTTACTCAAGTCACTGAAATAGAAGGAGCACCTGGCGTTGACGACGTTCGTAAGATTGCAATGCCTATGCCATTCAATCAACCGTCACCTGTATTGTTCCAATTACTAGGATGGTTAGATAATGCTGCTAAAGGTGTAGTCTCTACATCCGAAGAGAAAATTAAAGATGTAAATGCCAACGCCCCTGTAGGTACAACACAAGCTTTAATTGAACAAGGTGCAAAAGTATTCTCATCTATTCACTCAAGACTTCATGACTCACAGAAACGCGTCCTCATGGTACTCGGACGTATCAATCGTTGGTACCTTGATGAACAAAAGAGAGGTGACTTAGTTGTAGATCTTCCAATTACACGCGAAGACTTTAAACGTAACTCAGACATCGTTCCTGTATCTGATCCGCATATTTTCTCTGAAACACAACGTATGGCTCAAAACCAAGCTGTGTTACAACTTATGCAAACATACCCACAATCGTTTGATGTTAATGCTGTTCTACAACGCGTATTAAAACAAATGAAAGTACCTGGTGTTAACGAGTTAATGCCTAATGCACCTAAAGCTGTTGAGCAAGATTCTGCAAACGAAAACGCGGCGATGGCTCTCGGTAAACCTGCATTCGCATACCCAAGACAAGATCATCTTGCACATATTCAATC